TTTCGTAATAGGAAAAGAGGGCTGGAGGCTACCATTTAACCTCACGCTTCCATTATTGGGAGCGTTACTAATGTTGTATATTTGGCTACCTTTAGATTCATTTTTTAAAAAGGAAAAATAAAATGACACAAAATAAAGTTTTAGGTTTTGAGGAATTTTGCCAAAAACAGCAAAGAGAGATGAAGTGCATCTTCCCATCTAGTGAAGATTGCTTTAAATGTGAAATAAGACAAAAAAATCGAGAGATAAAAGAACTAAAGAAGAAGCTTGATGAGGCTGTTGATGTGATTAAATTCTGCGACAATAATCAATCTCTCTTTTTAATTTGGGGTAAGATTAAAGAGTTTTTAAAAGGAATGAGTTATGAAACATAAGGGAATAGAGGCAGATAACTTCAATGAGTTCTGCAACAGATATATGCAAGCATCATGTGAAGCAAATGTTGATTGTGGTGAGTGTGAAATATCTTGGAAAAATTCAAAGATTCAGCAACTTGAAAAAGAAATCGAGAGATTAAAGAAAGAGCTTTTGAAAGCAAGAGAATATGAATTTATGTATAAGGAGTGCAGTAAATGAAATGCGAACACGATTGCTCATGTTGTGAGATCCTCTGCAAGGATTCAATAGAGGCGCATAACAATGCTTTAGCTGATTACTATATGTACAAGGGGAAATACGAGGAGCTAAGAAAAGAAGTTGAGAGGTTAAAAGCAGAAATTGAAAAGCTAAAACAAACTAAATCGATTAACTAAAATAAGTCATATGAAAATCAACAAACATGAAATGATCAAACTCTACAAACAAGGCTCCTCGATTGAGGAGCTTGCCATTTTGTATAATACCTCCAAAAAATATATCCACCAGCGCCTAAACTTAAACGGAATTTACCTAAAAAAGAGAGGACGCTGGAAAGAATACGCAGTCTATTCTTTAACTCATTCAATCCATGAAACGGCCCAAAAATTCGAGGTGAGCAAAGAGGCCGTGCATACAGCAAGAACGAGGATGAAAAAAATTCAAAGCGGTTTACAAGATCAAAAATGAGCATCATTATCTTGTCATGTCATACAAATTAAGACCGTATCAGCAAAAAGCATTAGACTTGGCGAAATTGTCTCTAAGGGATGGCCACAAGAAGATTCTTCTTTTTATGGCCACTGGGGCGGGCAAAGGCCTTTTGATGTCTCAGATCGTCAGCGACTCCCTGAGAAAGGGCAACAAAGTTCTTACGATAATGCGACGAGTTCAGGTCGTAAATCAAACAGCGTCAAACTACAAAAAATACCATGGCACCGACTCAGGCTTGATAATGGCCAGTCATAAAATATCACCAGAAAAAAGATCTCAAATCTGCTCAATTGACACGGTCATAAGAAGAATAGAGAAGGGCGAAATTGATTTTCTTAAGCAGTTTCAACTAGTTGTAGTCGACGAAAGTCACGACTGCACCTCTCCAAGCTACCAAGAGTTTTTTAAATTCCTTGGCGAAAAAATATACCTGGGATTCTCGGCTACCCCTTTTAAGGTAGGTAAAAAAGTTCATTCATTTTGGGATTGTGTTGTCAAGCCAATTGAAACCCACGAGCTTAGAGATCAGGGCTTTTTGACTGATGCCAAGGTGTACGTCCCAACTGACATAGATCTTGAGAACATAAAGATGATTTCAGGGGACTACGCGCAAAATCAACTCTCCGAGAAAATGCAAGAAATGAAAATAGTCGGTGACGTTGTTGAGAATTATAAAAAGTATGGTCAAAATAAGCCAGGGATTTGTTTTTGCGTGGACAAAAATCACTCGATGCTTATGGCCGAAATGTTTAACCAGGCCGGAATACCCGCGGCCCATTGTGATGAATCTACGAAACAGGCCGAGAGGGATTTGACGATTTCAAAGCTCAAAAGCGGTGAAATAAAAATAATTTCAAATGTGAATATTTTTTCAACGGGCGTCGATATTCCATGCCTGGAGATCGGACTAATGGCCAGGCCCACAAAATCGGAAATTCTCTTTATTCAGCAATTGGGCCGCATCCTTCGCCCATACCGCAAATGCGGCAAGTGCAAAAGCCAATACGACAACTCTCCTCAGTGCCCAGTTTGCGGATATGACCGCCCTGAGTACATAAAGGAATCGGCCACTATTATCGACTTCGGGAATAATACCTCACGTTTTGGGCTCCCCTTCGACATCAGAAGGGCCGTGATAACTGAGGAAAAAGAGGAAAAAGAGAACGTGAGAAAAGTTCTCCTTGTCAAGACTTGCAAGCACTGTTTTATGGTTTATGATGCTAAGCTTGCCAGGTGCCCAAATTGCGAAGGGGCCGAGACGAAAGAAAGGGTTTACAAGACAGAGGACGGCGAACTAATCTTATACAATGAGTTCGATGCAATCCGAGCGACATTCACACACCTTTGCCGGATGGAGCTTGAAAGAAGATGGAAGCCAAACTCAAAACATTTTAAAATGTACGAGAAATATGGTGAGCAGTACATGAAGTTTCAAAAAGAGTTTAAAATACCCGCGTGGATTCCTAAGGTTTACGCGAAGAGTGTGGAGGAGAAGAATGGAAAAATCTATAAGTAAGATGAGCGAAGAGGAGCTTAAGGAGTTTTTAGAAGCGATAGACAGGGCCGTCCTGTCACTTCAGGAAAAAGTCAAAAAAGATCCGGTCATAGAATACCTTGAAATGAAGTTCAAAATGAGAAATTGGATTTTAAAATGAAAGGCTCCTACGCGACCCACCAGAACTTAATCCAGGAATTCAAATCAATATGTCTCTCCCTGATTCCGGGGCTACATCTATTTGATCGCCATGTGGGGCTTTTTTACACGAAGCGCGGAACCCCTGTGCAAATCTCAATTCCAGGCATGGCCGACGTTTGGGGGATTTATAAAGGGCGGTTGGTCGAAATTGAGTTCAAGTCGGGAAACGCCACGCAGTCAAAAGAGCAAAAGAGATGGCAAGAATTTTGCATAAAAAACGATGTTATTTACATCCTTGTAAAAAATCCAAAAGAAGACGCAAAGCGCTTGCTTGATCTTCTTTCTTAAATGATAATCAGCGAAACGAAAAAAACGAAAACGGGACAAAAATATGCTAGACCAATTCCAGGCTCTCACATCTTTAGACTCTCCTATTTACGACGGGAAAATTCACAGGTTCGGAAAAAAAGATCATGGGTGGTATGTGGCCACATCGTGGGACTACAAGGGCGAAAACTACAAATCAATCAAAGTGGGCTCCTGGAACGGATCTATCCAAGAAACTGTTTTAAAGTCCTGGAACCCAAGGGCCGAGACAACTGAGTTTAGAAAAAAACATCAGGATCACTCACGCGAGACCGAAGCAAAGCTGAAGGCAGAGAAATTCGAGAAGCACAAAATCTGCAAAGAGAAATGGGGGCCCATATTCGACAAGGCCGATAAGGAAATGATTCACCCCTACGCCGAATACAAGAAAATCAAAAATTATTGCTCTCGCGTGGACATGAGTCACACCCTACTAATCCCCGCCTATAACATAAACGGATTTGTTGGCGTACAGAGGATTTTTCAAGATCCAGAGACCAAGCAATTTGTTAAACGGTTTTCGTCAGGCATTCAGGTCTCTGGGGCGATATGCAACTTGTCACCCTTCTCAAACGCAAAGATGGCCTATCTCTCTGAGGGGTTCGCAACTGCCGCGTCTATCCAAGAGGCATTTCCAGAAATCCCGTCAATATGCGCCTTCGCGGCGAATAACCTATCAAGCGCGATTCACACCATCAGGCAAGTGAACCCATCCATAAGGATAGTTATTGCCGCAGACAAGGACATATCCAAGACGGGCGAAAGGTACGCTAAAAGATGCTGTTCTGAGTTCCGAGAGGTCATCTACAAATTGCCCGCCACGGACAATCAAGACTGGACTGACTTCAACGACATTCACAATTTTATCTCACTCAAAGAAGTCAAAAATCAACTCACAGTTGATTCAAGCGACTTCGACTCTGTTACTTGTCTCGGATACAATGACGAGTATTTCTTTTATACATCGACGACTAACAAGCAAGTAGTCCCCATCAAGGCCCATAACCACGGGAAAAACTCCTTCCTCTCCCTTGCAGAAATTGATTTTTGGAGAAAAAAATACTCAACCGTGGACGAGGAAACCGGGAAGTCAACTATCCCCTGGGACAAGATAACTAGCGATCTTATGGCCGAATGCAAGCAATTGGGCATCTTTCACCCCGATAAAGTGAGGGGTTCGGGGGTTTGGTCCGAGGGCGGCAAAATGGTCATAAACGACGGAGAGAGAGTCATATCCGACAAAAAGGATCTTTCTTATTATTACCAAGTCGGGCGCTCGTCTGGGCACCAATTGACAGAGGACCTATCGCCCCAGGACAGGCATTCATTACTCGCCGCGATAAAAAAGCTCAAGTACAAAAACGAAGACGACTATCTCTATATTGCCGCGTTTATCGTGCAGGCCCAGATATTCAGTGTCCTTCCCTGGCGCTTTCACCTCTGGATCACAGGAGAGGCCGGATGCGGTAAGTCCTATCTCCTCAAGTGGATCAAATCCATGACCACAAACGCCCTCATGACCAATAACGCAACGGCCGCAGGTCTTGTCCAGGAACTCGGATGCGACGCGAGGGCCACAATTTACGACGAGTCCGAAGTATGCAACGACCGAATGAAGGACGTCATGGAACTGGCCAGACAGATGAACTCACCCGGGGATTTTAAAACCCTGAGGGGGTCTAGTGCTGGTAAATCAATCAAAAATAATACCAATACGATATTTTGCATGGGGTCAATCCAGACAGGGACCGAGAGCGCGGCCGATAGGTCACGTTTTATCACCGTCGAAATGATGAGGACAACCGGCCAGACCAAAGAGGAGTTTGACCAGATAAGCGAGATCTTAACCGAGGCGGGGAATTTTAAGGATCGCCTTTTTACCTATTGCTACAACCATGCAGGGGTTATCCTAAAGAACATAAAGACCATAAGGAACGCCCTGAAAGACGCAAAAGTGGAGTCAAGGCAGGCCGATCAAATGTCCTCGGCCCTTGCCTGTTTTTTTATTATGGAGTCACCCGAAGTCATTTCTGAGGAAGTTGCTCAGCTAATTATTGAGCGCCTAAATTTGTCGGAGCTTGAATACATGAAGCAAACCCAGGAAACCGATCAGGGTGATTGTCTGACCGAGATCCTGGAGATCATCTTGGTTCCAAACGAGGGGACTACGGTAGCCTTCTGTATTGACACGGTTCGCTACTCCTCGCAGAGGTACGAAATCGAAAAACATGAAAAACTTCTTTCGTCCGTGGGCCTCAAGTTCGAAAAGTTAGATTCTTCATTATATGTATCAAAAAACTTGTCGCTAAAAACGAAGCTGAAAAACTATCCGGATTATATGAAGGTGCTGAGAAGACACGAAGACTTTGAGGCAGAAAGCAATATAAGGATAGGCGGGATTCAGAAAAAATGCTTAAAAGTAAGAATAGAATAGGGCCCGTGAGGGCCCTTTTTTTTAGTTGCTGGATCTTATTTTATTCAGGACGGCATCAACCATTTTCCTGATAGAGCCGAATTTTATAATGATAAGATCGACCTCTTCCTTTTCCATCCTGACAGTTTTTACAATTCTTTTTGCTTTCCCGGATAGCTTTCTTGCCATAAAAATCTCCATAATAGTGTAATACATAATTTAATTATGTAACACATAACTCGCAAAAATCAAGCATTATGTAATACAAAACAGTTATGTAATACACAATAATTGTGTAATACGTTATTTTACCTAGCCAAAAAACATCCATTGTATATACAATGTAAACCACGAAAAAAGACAAAAATCAAGAAAAAAGTTCAAAAATAAATAGCATTAGTTTAAAAAGTGGCTTTTTTTACACTCAAAAAGGTAGCAGGGTAGCAGTAAGGTAACAAAAAAATATGAACAATATCATCAACTTAACCCCTCTGCTACTTTGTTACCTATTTTCCAGGACACCCCCTAGAAGACTAAAAAAAATAAAAAAATAAAAATCCCCCTCTCTCTATATATATCTTCTTTTTTAGGTAACAAAGTAGCAGTAGTAGAAAAATTGGCATTTTTTTCAATGATTTCAAGCACTTAGGGTGCTACTTTTTGTGCTACTTTTGCTGCTACTGCTACTTTTTATGTGATTTCAGCTACTTGTAAATTTTTCAGGCCCATTTACTTTTTCACGGTCTATGGTTACAACTTAGGAAACGAACAGGAGATAGAACATGGAAACTTTTGTAGTCATTAGGTACGATGAAAAAACAAAAGCAGTTTGTCTTGACGGCGATATACTGGCAAAAGTAAGGACAATAAAAAAAAGATCTGGTTCACTTAGATTTAAGGTAGAGGAATATGGCAAAAGATCCCTCCCGTCGAAAATCTTAGCTGGCGAATACATGGAATTCAATAACGCGGTTAGCGATATAATAAAATTTTTCACCAAAACCCCCGTTTAAATCAATTTCCAGCAAAAACTCGACTAATTCCCCGTCCTAACCCCCAAAAACGCACAGGAGCCCCGAAATTATGAAAAAACTAGGCATCTCAACATGGACTCACGACGGATTTATTTTAAAAAGCGTCAACCCCAAACTTTTCACGGTTGAAAAAAAGGGGAAAGTGAAGTCTTTTAAACGGTTAAAAGACGCTAAGAGCTATGTCTTAGCATCGTCGCTAAACCATGAAAATTTTCACTCGGGCGATAAAAACTAGTTGACACTGCAAAAAACATATCGTAAATTGTCGGAAACGCTGCTCAGGCCGGCGCGCTATGGTGATGGGGAATCCGCTCCCCTGTGTCTGATGAAAATGGGACTCAGCTCGTATAAAAACTGAGGGGGGTTCTGGCCACCAAAACCGACCAGAAAAAAACGCTAAGCCTTGGCGTGTTATGGTAAGATAGAATCGGCTCTATCGTTAGGCAAAACGCTGTCGCGCTGGCGTGTTATGGTAAGTATGAATCCGCTCATACGTTGCGCTTGCTCTTTTTCATTCTTTGCCCTCTCCTTAGCCTAACCCATAGTCGGTTGGGCATTCGTACATATATCAACGTGTAAGTTTTTCAATCCTCTTTTTTTTCTCGGAAAGTTGTGTTAAATTCATTTCAACGAAGCAAACGAGGAGAATGAAAATGAATATCAATACCGCCACCAAAAGAACAAAATCAACACTCCAGGAAATCGCGAAAGAAGAACTCTGTGTAGAATTTAGGGAAGACCATTTTCTTGCCCTTGGTTCAGAACTCGCGACTCTTAGACTCTTTAAAAAGTATTCTTTGCATGGCCATCAGGGATACTCTGAAAACCTGAAATCTTTTTACTTCATACTTACAGGGAATTTTTCCTATATCGAGGTCCAAAAATGAAAGCCATACTCATTATAATTGGCCTACTTGTTACCTACCATATCTCTTGGATTCTTTTTTCAATCTTTGTTTTTGGGGCAGTGCTCCACATCATAACTTAGGAGGACATCATGGAACCATTCACCCCGCCGGGGATTTTTGACGAAGAGGATTATTGCCCAATCTGTAAAGATGTTCATTTTATTTCAAAAAACTGTACAAAAACAAAAAAAACATATCCAAATTTTGACAAGATTGTTGAAAAAATCGAAAAAAAGTTAAAAAAAGAGGGAAAACTTTACAAAAATGCGCAAAAAATATAAACTTGTCTTATGTTAAAAGAAAAACACAGGCTCTTTATCGCAGAATATCTAAAAGACTCAAATGGAATGCAGGCAGCAATTCGCGCCGGGTATTCCCCGGACTCGGCGCACGTTACGGCGACGAGGATACTAGGAAATGCTAAAGTAAAGGAAGAGCTACAAAAACAGCTCGAGGCCAGGAGCCAGCGAGTCCTCGTTGACGCCGACTATGTACTTGGATCTCTTAAGGAAGTTGCCGAAAGATGTATGCAGGCCAAGCCTGTCATGGTTAAGAGAGGCAAGGAAGTAGTCCAGAAGGTCGATGAAGATGGCGAAGGCGTTTGGGAGTTTGACTCGGCGGGCGCTAACAGGGCCCTCGAACTCCTCGGCAAAAACCTTGCTCTCTTTACCGATAAGGTTGACGTAAACGCGAAAGTCGAGAAAGGCTTTGCGGATCTTCCAGCGGATGAAAAGCTCAAAAAACTCGTCGAACTCGATGAAAAGTGACTACATTCGATTTTTCACCTTTTTCCAGTATTTCCTAAAGCTAAATAAAATCGAGCTAAATGTAAGGCCATTCCATGAAGAGGTCTGTAATACTCTGGAGGCCGCATTCCTAGGCAAGCTCAAAAAGCGGATCATCATTATAAACATCTCACCCCGCGTCGGCAAAACGAAGCTCATGGAGGCCTTTATTTGTTGGTGCTATGCGTACTTCCCAGAGTGTCACTTTATCTATGCGTCATATTCTGCGGATCTCGCCCACGCGTCCACAAGGTACGTTTTAGATACTTTGCAAAAGAGTTGGTACACGAAAGTCTATTCCAATATCCTAGGGAGAGTTCAAAAGTCGGACTTCTTCACGACGAGATCGGGCGGCGTTATGAAAGGGGACGGTATCTCTGGAACCCTGACAGGTTTCGGGGCCGGGTTGAAAAGAGGCTGGGCGTCGGGCGCGTTTATTTGTGACGACTTGCAAAAGCCAGGTGAGGCACTTTCAAAGGCGGTTACTAAGGAAGTCCAGGAATGGTTTACACGGACTATGACCTCGCGCTTAAATGCCCCGACGGTCCCCACCATTATATGCGCCCAGCGCATTTCAGAGGACGATGTTTGCGGGTATGTCCTTAAAAACTTTCCTGATGATGTCGTGCATTTAAAATATCCCGCTATGATTGACGACATTTCTCAGATCCCCGACACTAAGACCACTGAAGACCTCTTGACCTTAAAAAGAGTTGACCCTTTCACGTTCTACAGCCAATATCAACAAGAGCCCATTGTCCTTGGTGGGAATCTTATCAAGCAAGAGTGGTTTAGATATTATGATGATGAGTCTCTGGAATTTGAATATAAGTTTTTCACCGTTGACACGGCCTCAAAGGTCAAAGAGCACAATGACTTTTCCGTTTTCTCGTGTTGGGGAGTTATCGAAAAGAAGCTCTATCTTGTCGACATGGTTCGCGGTAAATTTGAGGCCCCGGCCCTCGAGCGCGTGGCCATCGAATTTTATAACAAGCATATGCCCCGCATGGTTTTAATCGAGGACAAGTCCTCTGGGATCGGGCTCATTCAGACCTTGCGACTCCGAGGGCTGCCCATTGTGGACGTCCAAAGAACAAAAGACAAATATCAGCGCGTTCTTGACGCTTTACCCTTTTTGGCGGTTGGGGTACTATATTTGAGAAAAGACGCTGAGTATCTTGCCGAGCTTATCCCCGAGTGTATGGGCTTTAGGTCCGACATGGGCCATAAGCACGATGATATAGTGGACACGATAACCGACGCGATTGATCACGTTTTCCTAAATAAGATTATTTCTACACTGGACGTATTATGAGCAAAAAAAAGAAAAATGGCCAAGTTGAAAACGGACTCTCCGATGTCGTTATGGGCGGCATGACTCCCTTTTCAATGGCGACTCAGATCAACCAAACTGACACCTTTTTTTACAATATAAGAACCTACCTTATTTCAAACATGAGGCAGTTACTCAGTCAAATGTATGTTGAGCATGGCATTATCCAGGCCCTCATTGACACGCCAGTAGAGGATGCACTGAGGGGCGGGTTTAAGATCAAGACCTCTATGCTCGATGAAGAAGAGATTACAGAGCTTGAAAACTATATGGAAGAATGCCAGGACATTGAGACAGTCAAGCAGGCGTTCAAATGGATGCGCCTCTACGGCGGGGGCGGCATCATTATAATGACCAACCAAAAGCACGACAAGCCCCTTGACGACAAAAAGCTCGATGGCATGGAGCTTAGGGCCGTGGATATGTGGGAGCTTTTTAGCGCCCAACAAAATATCGACGACGACACAAGACGCCTCGAGATAGGCGAAAAGTCTGATTTTTGCTTTAACTATTATGCAATCAATCTCCACAAAACCAGAGTTATCGTCCTCAAGGGGAAGGTTGCCCCCTCGTTCATTCGCCCGCGCCTAAGAGGTTGGGGATTTTCATACGTTGAGGCGGTAGTCTCCTCGATTAACCAATTCCTCAAGTCAAAAAATCTCACCTTTGAAGTCCTGGACGAGTTCAAAGTTGACATCTTCAAAATAGCCGGGCTCAACCAGGCCCTACTTCAAAAGGACGGCACGGCCAAGGTAACTCAACGCGTTCAACTGGCCAACTCTCAGAAGAACTTTCAAAACGCCATGGTCCTCGACGCCCAGGATGAGCACCAGTCAAAACAACTCACATTCTCGGGGCTTGCCGACGTTCAAAAAGAGTTTAGGATTCAGCTAGCGTCTGATTTAAGGATGCCCCTTACTAAGCTTTTTGGGCTTAGTGCTACTGGGTTCAACTCAGGAGATGATGATATAGAAAACTACAATGGTATGATAGAGTCCGAGGTTCGCCCCAAAATAAAGGCGGCCCTCAAAGAAGTGATCAAGCTCAGAATCAAAGAAAAGTATGGCGTTGATGCCACAGATCTCAAGCTTGAACTTCATCCTTTAAGAACTCTTAGCCATGAGCAAGAAGAGAACGTAAAGGATAAAAAATTCAATCGTGTTGTCATATCACTTGAGAAGGGCCTATGCTCTCACAAAGAAGCACAGGAAGCAATTAACAGAGAGGGCCTACTTGGAGTCAAAATTGAAGCTAGTGAAGGTATTGATCAGAACCAAGACGGATGATTTCGTTATAGGTTTTTGCTCTAACATTTCTCAATTTGTGAATGAGGGCATATTGATAGCTAATCCCTTCACGGGCGAGACACTTTTTGCGAAATATATTTTCTTTGACCCTCAAAAAAAGGCGCACTTATTCCTAGAACAATAGATTTTAACATTCCCGAAGAATACCTGACTGAGATCCTACAAAAAGAGATCTTAAAGGTTCTTCGCGCCTTTTATTCTAAGTTCCTCGTTGAAAAGAAGGAAAACTCACAATACGACATTCTCGAACGGGCCCTTATCGACGGGACTGTCACCTATTCGGACGGGGCATTTCGCGGGAAGTTTAATTCTAAATTGACCAAGCTCTTTTTGAAGATAGGGGCCAGGTTCCTAAATAACACCTGGAGGCTAAAAGAAGTTCCCTCAAATTACCTGAACGCTATCACTATGGGCAAGATCAGGGACCAGCAAAAGATCCAGGCCATTCTCGATAAGATGGGGCCAGTAGAGGTCAAAAAGGAAAAGATCAATCTTATCGTCGGGAAGATAATTGATAAAATAGACGACTCTATCACGGTTAAAGCTCAATTCTCTGACGAGCAGAAAAAAGAGATCGCGAAGAATTACACTGACAACATGGAGCTGACCATAAAAGGATGGCAAGACGAGCAGATCAAAAAGCTTCGTCTTTTCGTCGGCGAGCAAGTCAGGGCCGGGCGACGCCACGAAAACATATATAAGGACCTCGTGCAGAAGTACGACCTTCTCCCCAAAAGGGCCAGGTTTATAGCTAGACAGGAAGTGAACCTACTTGCAACTCAGATGCAAGAACAGAAATGCAGGAGGGCGGGGCTTAACAAGTATGTTTGGCGTACTAGGGAAGACTCTAAAGTGAGAAAGGACCACGAACACCTGGACGGCGAGATTTTTGACTGGGATCATCCTCCAGTAGTTGACTTAAGGACTGGGAGAAGAGGCCATCCTGGGCAAGATTTCAACTGTAGATGCTACGCTATCTCTATCCTCGAATAATCGACAAAAAAATACCCCCAAAAGAAAATCCATATTCAGATGGGGGTACTTAACGAAAGGAGGACGAGACATGAAACGAATAAGTCAATTATAATCAACTTTTTTTAATTGCGCTATCTTTTTTTCATGATAAACTAAAAAATATGAAAAATTCTATTTATTTGAGCGCCCCAGAAATGTATAGCGTCGAAATCGAGAACGCTGGCGGGGTGGTCATGTACTCAAGAAAATTCAACACCTTCCAAGATGCTACTGACTGGTCTAGGGCCATGGCGCTCTCCGAGGAGGGCTTTGCCTATAAGTTGTACGATACTGATACTAAGAGAGTTCTTGACTCAGGAAGAAACATCAAGTCCGAATTAACAGAGTACCAAAAGGGTATCAATGTTGAGCTTGAACATAGGGATCTTATCACTAAGATGCTTATTGAGGCAGGACAGGAAGTCACAGAAGAGAAGGTCAAGGCCATAGCGCGAGAGATCGCGAGGGCCCATATTGAAGAAGATCCTTCTTACTACGAAAAACTTGAAAAGGTTGGTCTATGAAGATAGAGCCTAAGATTTTTTACGGCCTCCATTTTTGCCCAGGAGTGGCCGAGTACACGAACTCAGAGAGAATTTATATTCCTGAGTCAACGGCAAAAAAAATGGACGCAACTTTTCCAGGGCGTCCCGTTTACGTTGAACACGTTGACGGGCATGACAAGGAACCTGATGGCTACGTTGTGGAGTCCTTTTTTAACCCATTCGACGGGATGCACTGGGCGAAATTCATTGTTACCTCAGAAGAGGGGCAGAGAAAAATTCAAGACGGATGGAGACTCTCCAATGCCTATTTCGTAACTGGAAAGGGCGACGGCGGGAAAAATCATAACGTCGAATATGCCTACGAAGTCCTAGATGCGACCTATGATCACCTCGCGATTGTCCAGGCCCCTCGTTATGAGGAGTCCGTTATTCTCAATCTTGATGAGTTCAAGGCATACAACGAGCAGAAGAAAAATGCCCTTGAACAATTAAAAAACTCGGAAGATATTGAAAAGGGAAAAGAAAACGGCTACGATATACAGGAACCCAAAAAAAATGGAGTAAGAATTATGTTTAGCTTTTTCAAAAAGGAAAAAATTGAAAATGGCGACGAAGTGAAAAACTTGGTTGTCACTCTCAAAAACGGCCAAGAAATGACAGTCGAAAAACTCGTCGAGATGGCCAACAAGAAGAACGAAGACGAAGAAGAGGAAGAAAAGAAGAAAAAAGAAAACGAGGAAGCCGAGAAGGCCAAGAAGGAAGAAGAAGAGAAGAAGAACGCCGAAGACGCTGAAAAGAAGAAAAAGGAAGAAGAGGAAGAAGAAAACAAAAAGAACGAAATCAAGAACGCTATGGAAAACGCGCTCAAGAATTCTTCTGAAAAAGTTCTTCATGTAGATCAAGTTGCTAGAGGAAAGTCCCTCTACGGTTCTAAATAATAGGAGAGTCTAAAATGACACAGAACATCAACAGTTTTTCCCTTGGTAAAGAGGTAGGACAGCTAGACCTCCAAAATAGCTTTCCCGCCCGCGTTCTTTCTTGCTACACTGATTCCAATCTTGTAGCTGGTCAGGCCGTGAAACTTGTAGACGGCACCGACAAAATGCCCCATGTGACAGCGGTTACTGCTGACACTGATGAGGTGTTTGGCTATGTTGTTTACGCAATTCGCAAAGGCGCCCATGTTGCCGGAAACGTCGTAGAAATCGCCCTCACTGGCTCAGTCATGTTCATGACAGCAGGCGCGGCTATTGCCAAAAACATCGACGTTATGTTTGTTACTGCTTCAAGCAAAGTGGTCACAGCTTCAGGCGTCACAAAGTGGATCTCTGGCCGTACACTTGATAAGGCCGGCGCTGACGGCGACGTCATTCGCGTCTATATTAAATCGTTCGCGGATTCCGCGCACCCAGCCGCTTAATAGGAGTCTAAAATGAAAATTCTCAATGCCCTCGGCCAACCCATCGTTCTCAATGATCAGGAAAAACGCATTTCTGAACACAATGCAACCATGATCAAAAACGCTACAGGTTACGAAGTAGATATTACAACTCTTACAACCATCTCTAAGAGCGTTGTAGAGCAAAAATTCTACGAAATCCCTTTCGCTGACTATGCTCCCGTCAAAGTCGGTGAAGGTTCTTGGAGCGCGGCGCTCACAACCTACAGAAGCTTTTCACTCGCTGACGAGTTTTCTAGCGGTATCGTGAACACTGGTTCCAACAACTCTGGACTTGCTTCTGCTGACACTCAAGTGGATAGCATCACCGTTCCCGTTATGAACTGGGCCAAGTCCCTTGGTTGGTCTCTTATCGACCTTCAGCTTGCCTCTAAGTCTGGCAACTGGGACCTTGTTACTTCCAAAGAAAAAGCAAGAAAGCGCAACTGGGACCTCGGTCTCCAAAAGACTTTCTTCCTTGGTCTCGAAGGCAACACAAGCGTCAAAGGTCTCCTCACTCAGGCCGACGTAACAGAGAACACAAGCACTATCTCCAAAAAGATTAGCGCCATGACCTCTGCTGAGTTCGCCGCTTTCTGTGCCGCAGTCTACGAGGCATACCGCGCAAACTGTAACCGTACAGCTAAGCCAACTCATTTCGTTATCCCTGAGGCCGACTATAACGGTCTCGCCGCCCCTTACGATCCTACTTTCCCTATCAAGACAAAGCTCCAGGCCCTTGAGGAAACTTTCCAGATGCTCACTATGAATAAGAGCTTTAAGATTCTTCCTCTCGCCTACGCTAACAAGGAAATTCAGGGCGCGAAGAACATCTACACCCTCCTCAACTACGACGAGGACAGCGTAAGAATGGACATCCCTGTTCAGTACAACAACACTCTTGCAAACAGTGTTGACAACTTCCGTTTCCAGAACGTAGGATATGGTCAGTTTACAGGAGTAAAAGCATACCGCCCCGCCGAAATGCTTTACTTCTCCAACACTGTATCTAACTAAGGAGTAGAAGATGGCCGCTGAAGAAAAAAAAGCCCCAATGCACGAAGTTTTCAACAAAGGTGAAAGAAAGATTATTTTCGGAGGCGTCGAAGCCAAAGAACAAAAAGTCCTTCTCCCTGGACATCGTGCCCAGGTATCCCATAAGGATGCCGAAAAGCTCAAGGCCCTTTTTCCTTACGAGATTGAAGTTTTTGAAAAGTAAAAACTAGGGCGGCTCCGGCCGCCCTTTTTGTTTGGAGTCAGAAGATGAGTAGCTACACGGCCCCTACAGTTTCAGAGTTCAAGGCCCAATTTGTTCGAGATTTCCCATACGGGACTGCGAGCGATAAGGTCATGGATGCCGACATATTGGCCGCGCTCACTCAGGCAGATTTTTCTGTCAACCCAGAAATTTTCGACACTGAGGCAAATTTTAAATATGGCTACAATCTACTTGCCGCCCACAACTTAGTCATGAACCTAAGGGCCTCTTCTCAGGGGGTCTCTGGTACATATTCATGGCTTGAGGCATCAAAAAGCGTGGGCTCAGTTTCTCAGTCCTTCTCTATTCCTGAATTCATTTCAAAAAATCCCATGTACGCCATGCTGTCCAAGACAGCATACGGCGCTAAATATCTTGAGATAGTGATTCCTCGGGCCATTGGCCAGTGCTTCGCGATTGAAGGCGCAACTCTCCCATGAGTGGAGAGGTCACGCTTGACACAAAGGAGCTTGATAAGTTTCTAAAGAAGCTCTCAGCAAATATCCCAGACATCAAGGTGGGAATCCTGGGAGAGAATGCTAAAAGGTCGAACGGCGAAAGCAATAACGCGGACATCGGGGCCAAGCATGAATTTGGATACGACGGAATGCCTGTTCGCTCTTTCTTAAGAATGCCCCTACAGGAAGAACTACCAAGGAACCTTGAGAAAATGGATTTTGAAAAACTTGATCCTGAGGATATGGCCCACAAGATAGGGCAAGCGGCCGTCACAACGGTTCACCAGGCCTTTGACTCTGGTGGATTTGGAGAGTGGAAGCCCTCCAAAAAAAGTAGTGGAAAAACACTCATAGATAGTGGACAATTGATGAAGTCAATAAATTATGAGCTTGGAAAATGATAACTAACGCCTCAGATAAAACGCTTGATTTTTCTATCGTTCCAAACGTAGAGGATGCCCTCTCTGGATGGCTTAGAAAAATCCACGTTGCCACGATAACAAAGAGCGTCGTAAACTTTCGAGCAGTCGAAGAAAGAACGGTTTACGAAATTTTCGCAGTAAGACAGCCATTCACAACAAAACAACTTGCGATCAAGCCAGAGGGCCAAAGAGCCTGGCAGTGGGAAACCCTCCACGTTCGCGGCTCGGATGTTGAATTTTGCCTTGATGACCAAGTTCTTATTGACGGCAAAAAATATCGCATTATGCAGAAAATGGAATGGCAAGACAGGGGCTTCATCGAGTATCAACTTGTCGAGGATTGGGGGCAAGTGGATAGCGTTTCTATTTCTGAATCATCCAAAATCACAGAAGTCCAGGATATAACTAATGGTACTTGAAAACATATGCTCTATTATTCAGGGCTACTTAGATCTCGAAAACGGTCAAGTCTATCTTAGGCAGGAAAAAATAAGCCTTCCAAAAGATTTCAAGTTCTCCATATCGGTTGGTTTTATCGGATCAGGTAGGTCACTCGGAACGACCAGGCGCGGAACGACATCGGAAACGGTCTCGACAACCATGGCTCATAATGTCGTTATCGAAATCTACGGGCGAACCTTTGACGTCCTCACAAAAAAAGACGAAATTATTCTTGCCGTGAATTCTTCCTTGTCTATGGAGATACAGCAAAAGAACGGATTTTATATAGCACCAAACCCCTCGACACAGAATGATCTTTCTGGTTTAGATGGGGCCGCAATTCCTTATAGATTTCAGCTGACTTTTCCTATACAATACAAAGTAGAAAAAACAAAAACCCAAAGTTACTATGCTAGCTTTGAACGTGAGGTTAAAACCAATGCTTAACATTTCAAACGTCATCAACATCAGTGTTTCTCAGGCCCAGACGGGGATAGGTGAATATAACACCTCAAACCTCGCGATCATGACAAGTGAAGCCCCCCTTATAGCGTTTTCAGACGGCTACAGGATTTACACTTCCTCTCTCGATGTGGCCACCGACTTCGGCACCTCAAGCATGACCTATAAGATGGCCCTTAAGGTCTTCTCTCAGAATCCCAATATCCTCGCAGGCGGCGGTTCTCTCGTGGTTATCCCCCTCATTCTCAATGAAAAAATCGATGCCGCTATCACAAGGACGGCCGGACTCGTTCAGTATTTCGGAGTTATCACCGACAAGGTGATTGCCGATGCTGACATCATGTTGGCCGCGGCCCTTGTTCAGACATTGAATAAAATGGCCTTCTTTGCTAAGAAGCTTGCCGCCGATGTTGACGCCTCAGCTATTTGCGACGACATCACAACTGGAAAATACGACAAGACAAGAATTTTCCTCTATTTGACCGACGCGACAACTGATGAGGCCAGCGTATTAGCGACTTCAGCATACGCAGGGCGCGCACTCAGCACAAACTTTTCTGGAAATAACACTACTCAGACAATGCACCTCAAGGATCTTGTCGGGGTAAATGTTGACAGCGCGATCACTCAGACTATCCTTGCAAAATGCCAGCAGTATGGGGCCGATGTTTACGCAAGCTTCCAGGGCGTGGCCAAGGTCTTTACAAGTGGGGCCAATGGATTTTTTGACCAGGTTTACAATCGTTGTTGGTTCCTCGGGGCCCTTGAAGTGGCCGGTTTTAATTACCTCGCCCAGAGTTCAAGCAAGATCCCACAAACTGAAGATGGTATTTCTGGACTCAAGGGCGCTTATCGTGCAATCCTCGAGCAGGGCATTGTGAATCAATATCTCGCCCCTGGGAGGTGGACTTCTCCCGACACTTTCGGAAATCTTGCCGATTTCCATAGAAATATCGAAGAACGCGGATATTACATTTTCAGCCTTCCCGTGAACCAGCAATCTACAGCAGACAGAGAGGCGAGAAAGGCCCCTCTGATTCAAATCGCCGCAAAAGAAGCGGGCGCTGTTCACTCTTCTTCCGTAGTCGTTTACATTAACAAATAAGGGGAAATTATATGGCTTCAGTAGCTCTCTCTGGATCAGATACAATCAAAATCGACAATAGACTCCTCGCCGACTTCGCAGACGGCGACATAGGGGCCCTTACTTTCCCTAACGAGCTTGCCGCCCTCAAGGTTGGTAAGAATGGAAACACAATTTATTCTTTGAACGAGACTGGAAAACAGGCCGATCTCGTTTTGAGAATTGTCAAAGGCTCCTCTGACGACAAATATCTTGCCTCTCGCCTCGCGAGTCAAAAGGCAAATTTTGCCGGATTCGTTCTTGTAAACGGCGAATTCATTAAGCGCATGGGAGACGGTGCCGGGAACCTTGCCAATGATACCTACATCATGGGCGGCGGGATTTTCGTCAAGGAAGTTGAAGCAAAGAGTAACGTAGAAGGCGACCCGGCCCAGTCTGTTAGCGTCTACACGATTCGCTTCGCAAACTCCCCAAGAGCAATTGAATAATGAAAAAGATAACTCTTTCAAGCGGTAAAATTCTTGAAATCCAGCTTGCCCCCTTCTCCACGGCGAACGCCCTAAATAAGGCCATAGCCAAGGAGTTAAAAGGGGTCAAGTTGGATCTGACTCAAGACCTCGGAAACCCCGAGCTTATCAAGGATCTTGTCTGCACAGCGATAGCCTCAGAAGAGATTATGATGGCCGTCATGGAGTGTATGAAAAGATGCACTTATAACGGGCACCGAATAAATAGCGAAGAGGTTTTCGAGCCTGAAGAAGCAAGGGCCGACTTTTTCCCATGTTGCAAAGAAGTCATCATGGAGAACGTTCGCCCTTTTTTGAAGAGCCTCTTATCCGTGTAGAGAATATCTTCACGAGAAAAGAGGACAAAGTTAGGGTTAAGGCAAAGGAAGACGATCTCTTAATCATGTTTAAGTTGGTTAAGGCCGGATATGGGGATCTCGAAACGGTTAAGAGAATGAACGCTAGGGAAGTTTTGCAGGCGATAGCCTACGAGACTTTTTTAGCCGACTATAGCGAGGTAAGTGTTGAAAATTGCTGAGCTTTTTGTGAAGCTATCAATGCAGGGCCAGGGCGATATGCAAAAGGGCCTTGGTAAAGTTTCTTCAAGCATGAAGGAGCTTTTTTCGCTTTCTATCCAGACAAAACTCACGCTCGCAGGGCTTGTGGGCGGTCTCACCATGGCGGCAAAGAGCGCGGGGAAGACTGGCCAAGGCTTAATGCAATTTAAGAACGCCTTTGGTCTTTCTGCTCAGGAGCTTCAGAAATGGCAATATGCCGCCCTTGGTTTCGGCGTCCAGGGTGAAGAAGTTCAATCCACTATTGAGGGAATCCAGGATTTACTCACAAAAGGATTTGCGGGCGGCGGCTTTGACGAGTTCGCGAAGCTCGGAATTGACATAACAAAGGCAAAAAACGCCTTTGACGTTCTCCTTCAGGTCCAGGAAAGAATCAAGAAAGGAAATATCGACGTCGCCCGTCTATTCTCGTCCGGGATGATTTCAAACAATATGTTTCAATTCCTGAGGCGAGCCGAGAGCATGGCGACATATAAGGCCCCTAAGGGCGCGATATTGTCAGACGCCCAGCTATCAAGACAGGAAAAAATTGCCGTTTCGTTTGACCGATTCGGGAATGATCTCAAAAAGGATCTTGACGCTTTTGTGGTGAACAACTCGAAGGCCATACTTGAAACTATGGGGGCCCTCAAGGAAATTCTAAGAGATCTCCTCAAGTTCATGTCGGACAATAGAGAGACCATCAAAAAATTGACTGATGTTATGGTTGAATTTTTGAAATTCATCACGAAATCGGCCGGGGGTGCTCTCGAAACCGTCACGGGTTCAATAGAGGAATCAAAGAAGAAGGGAAGAGGGGCATTCATGACAACGGCGGCGGCCGTAAATGCCCCATTTGCGAAGCTAGGTCAAAACATGATTGACGTCGTGAAAATAAACGTCAAAAACTACTTTGACGAAAAGGCCCTTCAAAAATACCGCGAAGAACACTCCGGAAGATCTCCCCAGTCGGTTCAATCCCAGGAAACTGTCAACTACAACATAAATGGAATCGACGTAAACGAGAGGTTACAGGAGTCAACCAAAAGAGACATCAGGACTCTGGCCAAGTCTCTCTCAGTGGGGGCGAGATGAATATAGGAGATCTCTATTCTGAGTCGCTTGCAGCAGTAAATGCCGCGACTGACTTAATCTTAGTCTCACCTGAAAAGTACACGGGATTCACTGAGTCAACTTTATCAAAAAATACGGTTGGTTTTAAGTTTCAAATCGTGGGGGACGAGGTTTTGAATCTTCAGTCCGACATAACGGACCACTACGCAGAGGACAATTCCTCTATCCAGGACCATATCGCCCTTAGGCCAATACGCTTCACGGTTTCGGGCTTCATCGGGGAACTCACGAACGAAGTCCCTGATGCTCTTGAGGCGGTAAAGGAAACGGCCGATAGACTTGGAACGCTCTCTTATTACCTCCCTTCCATTTCCAACACAGCGCAGAGAATCTACAACACGGCCATCCAGGTTTACCAGCTCGGCCAGAAAATCAAGAATGCCGGGGCGGTTTCTGCGTCGGTCAAAGTTCAGACAAAGCAAGAAAAGGCCTACCAGGACCTTGAAAAGCTTTGGAGGAATAGAACCCTTTTTTGGGTAGCTACTCCCTACGGTCAATTTTCCAACATGGCCATAGAAAATATCTCTGTTACTCAATCGGCCGACAGCAAATTCATTTCTGACTTCTCTATCACCTTCAAAGAGGTGAAGTTTTCAAAGGTTTCACTTGCCACAAAAGACCAAAGCGGTAGAATCTCCGACATAGTAGTAAATAAGGGTCAGGGGGTCGGATGAAACAAGTAACTGTTATCGGTCCAGAAAATAATCAAGTTTTCACGATGAACACCGAGGACGGGAAAACCGTCTATTTTCTTTTGAAATATAAGGAAAATCAGTCTGGATGGTTCATAACGATAGAGTGCGATAATTTCATGGTGAACAATCTAAGAGTAGTCACCTCTGGGAATATGTTGCATCAATTCAGAAACATAATCACCTTCGGACTAAGAATTGACTGCGAGGGCGACAGTGAACCAGCACTTAGGGATGATTTTTCGTCAAAACGTGCTACAATGTACTTGCTAAACTCCTCAGAAGTGGAAGCCTTTAGCGAGGTAATAAGTGGCCAAGCGACAGCGTAAATTTAGGCTCGAAATCGAAGACGTAAACGGGAATATACAAAAAATCTATGATCCCTTTACGGTCGATTTTGACATAGAAAAAGGCATCCTCTCCAAAGTATGCCAGGCGTCGTTTACGGTCTACAATCTAAAAGAAACGACAAGAAACTACATTTACAAAGATCTCCTAGACATCGAAATGGGGAAAAGGCGCACCATAGCCTTTTTTGCCGGACATGAGGGAGAGGGCGAACCTTCCAGGGTTTTTAGAGGTACGGTAAATCAGTGCTACCACTACAGGAAGGGCGTTGATTTTATGACTGTTATCGAAGCGGATAGCGGCTCTGATTACCTGGCCAATGGATATGTGAGCGCACAAATTCCCGCAGGCGCGGGGATTAAGGACGCTGTTATAGAGATGCTCGACCAGATAAAAGTCGGGACAACTGCTCGATACATTGGAAACTTTGAGGGAACCTTTAAGAGGGCCACGGCCCTTACGGGGAACTTTGACGAGCTTGTAAGGCAATACACAGGTGGGCATTTCTTTATCGACGACGGGGACTTTTTTTGCCTCAAAGATAACGAGTGCATAAATGGAGTTCTAAACAAGATTGACGCCGAGTCTGGCCTACTCGGTTCTCCTCAGAGAGAGGAGAGTTACATAACTTTCGAGATGCTATTTGAGCCTAGGATAATGATGGGCCAGTGGATAGTCCTAGAATCGACGACTAACAAATTCATGAACGGAACTTACAAGGTTCTCGGGGTTCATCACTCTGGGACCATCTCGGGCGCAATTTGTGGGACAGCAAAAACGACGGTAAGGGTATGGGCCCAGCCTTTTGTTATTGAACTGGTAAAAAGATCATGAGCATAAAATCAGAGCCGACACTTCAAACGGTTATAGATCTCCTTAGAGAGAACATCTTTTCAAGCCTCAATTGTCACGCTATCGGTGTGATAAAGAGCTTTGACGCATCAACTCAGAGGGCCTATGTCGAAGTGGCCTATTCGCGAAAGGTAGAGAATAAAGCAGACGCCCAGGAAAGAATCGACTATCCCGCGCTTGTAGACGTCCCCGTGATTTGTCTTGGTGGGGGGCAGGGCTCGATTCGATTCCCCATTTCGGAGGGCGATAACTGCATTCTACTCTTTAACGATAGGGACATCGACAACTTCCTTGAGTCAGATTCCTTTAATCAATTGGCATCAGACAGAAAACACTCGTTTTCCGACGCTATCGCCCTTGTCGGGATTAGAAATAAGGCGAACAAACTTACAGACTACACTTCAGATAGGACAGAACTTGTCCATGATTCTGCAAAAATAAGCATGAAGCAAAAAATAAGAATTAAAAACGCTTCCTCGGATCTTCATACGGTCCTAAGTGACATCATGACCATATTAACGACGATCTCAAACGCAGTGGCCGTGGCCCCTGGAAATCCCTCCTTCCCTGGATTGCTTGCCTCAGTGACGGCGGCCCAGACGAAGCTCAACAACCTTTTGGAGTCTTAAATGATAACTAGGGCAATCGACTCAGAAAATGACTGGAAATTTGGAAGGGGGCGACAGGATTACCTTTCTGAAAAGGACTCTTTACCTCAAAGCATAAAGACAAGGCTTCAGTCATTTAAGAATGACTGCTTTTTTGACCTGGGCGCGGGCGTGGACTGGTGGGCATATCTTGGGACCAAAAACCAGACGGCCCTAAAAAATGCAATCGTGAAGCAAATTCTCACCACGAATGGAGTTCAGTCAGTCCAAGAAGTTGATTTAAGTTTAGACGAAACTAGGTCACTCAGTGTATCATACTCAGTAACTACTATTTGGGGCGACACTATCACCGAGGCAACAACTCTATGAGCAACATTATAGACGCCAATGGCATCACGGTTAAAACAAGAACAGAGATAATTTCCGACTTGGTAGCAGGCTTCAAGGCCGCATACGGGGACGACATAAACGTGGATCAGGACACACCGGACGGCCAGGCAATAAACGTTATGGCGCTTGCCGTTTCTGACACTCTTGACCTAATTACTCAGGTCTATAACTCTTTTGATCCTGACCTAGCTTTTGGTAGAACACTCGACCAGAGGGCCGCGATAAACGGAATCCAGAGACAGGCCGGAACCCACACAACAACATCAATCTTAATAACGACCGACAGGACAGTATCATTAAAGGGACTTGATGGCCTTGATCCGGTACAGGCCGACTCAACTATATTCGCAGTATCCGACGCCCTCGGGAACATTTTTTACCTCACGAACAGCGTGAACCTCCCCAATGGAGCGACCGACGCCATGTTTACGGCGGCCGAGCCCGGCGCGGTTCAGGTAGGGGTCATTAACTCGATTTCGACGATTACCCTGGGAGTAAAGACCGTCATAAATTCGACGGTTCAGAATACGACCTTGGGCCTCGACGAGGAAACCGACGCTCAACTAAGATTAAGACGCCAAAAGTCCGTTAGCTTGGCGTCGCAGGGCTATATTGAGTCCCTGATTGCAGAACTTAGAAATATCTCAGGCGTTTCCTATGCGAACGTCTACGAAAACACAACTTCGGCCGCCGACTCCGATGGCGTCCCCGGGCATGGAATTTGGGTAGTGGTTGACGGTGGGACCGATAGCGCGATAGGTTACGCAATTTACACAAAACGCCCCGCAGGCGTGGCCATGAAGGGAAGTGAGATTTATGCGGTATCAAGGCCAGACGGCTCTCTTTTTGAGATAAGATTCGATAGGGCCTCAACTGAGTCTCTTCATGTGAAATTCACGGCCCAGTCTATTTCGGGCGTCGCACTTGATCAGACCTATATAAAAAATCAACTCGTAGCACTTGTTAGCCTCGACGTTGCCGAGTCCATAAACGTGAACGACATAGCGGCGCTCATAAAAGAGATAGATCCAAACTGCCTTGCCACTAATATTCAAGTTTCAAACGATGGGGCAATATGGGTTTCCATATTGCCGACAAGCGCAAAAAATAAAAGGCTCACTCTTGTTTCTGGGAATATAACCATAACATGATAAACGGAAACATAATAAACGGGAACGTTATCAATGGAATGTCTGGACTAGACATTTACGCAAACCCGTTTGACTCTATTCAAGTGAGCGAAAACGTCAAAGTAGGGATGAATTACGGCCTACATATTGACGAAAATTTAAGCGTACTTGAAAACGTGAAATTCCTGTTCAATAAGGGAATGCCAATAAATGAGGGGGTAACGGTTTCGGAATCCCAAAACATAGTTACGGGCTTTTTGTATCAGGACATACAGGACGCGCCTATAGTATTGTCTGAGGTATTGTCCTATAATCTTCAAAAGGGCGTTTTAATGGAAGACTTAATTCAATACTACTTAGGCCTTTTGATTGTGCAGTACAGAAGCAAGCCAAAGGCATTGGCCCACGTTAGAAATATCGTGAGAGAATCCCTTTGCGATTTGTTGCCATCAATTTTAAACAACAAGTTCAACATAGACAGCGCCGAGGGCGACCAGCTCGACAAGCTTGGGAAATACATAGGAATCGAAAGAAGAGTTAAAACCTACGGATCAGACGTAACCCTTTCGGACGATGATTACAGGCTCCTCCTCAAGATCAAGCGAAGCAAGAACATTCTCGGCCCTTGCCTGGGAGAGATCGACGAGTTTATAAATACATTCCTCAAGAACGTCGTTATCGTTTTCGACCATAAAAACATGAGCATGAGCTATGCGCTAAATTCAACCGTAGTGAGCAATACGCTTGCCCAGGCGATAATGAAGCAAGATATTCTACCAAGGCCAATGGGGGTCTCAAAGGCATCCATAATCTATATTGATAATCTTGATAATGTTTTTGGCTTTAGATCCTATACCTTTAATGAGGGGACTCAGGTAGGATTTAATAGCTATTCAAACTATAATCCAGCATTCAGACTTTTAACATACGGGGATACAATATGAGCAAACTTACCAAAATAATGCACAAAATTTTCGGAATTAACGCCGACTTCTCCTATCAAATGGGGAAATTTGGATCTTTTAAAAACGGGGCCCCTGAATATGCGGCGAACGTGAGCGATATTCAATCCCTGGCCAACTGGGAAACAGGGCTTTTTGACTCGGTGGTTGCCAATAACGCCCCCTTAAAAGAGGACATAAACGCGGTTTTACACCATACTTCGCGACAAGTTGGGTATTTATACCAGGCCGGTATTCCTGAGTGGGATGCTGGTTCAACTTACTATACAAATAGTTTTGTAAGTTATGGCGGAAAAGTTTATAAAAGCCTACAGGATTCAAATGCAAACAAAATTCCAAACGTAGCAAATGCAGCTTTCTGGATAATCCACGGGGGCGGCGATTTGGTACAAAGTGCAAGCAGCGAGGCATTTAGCCAATCCGTTACAACAGAGGTAGCCGTGACGGGATTAAGTCTTTCTTTGACGACAAGTGGAAGACCCGTGCATTTATTTTTATCTTCAGATCCAAATTATACGTCTAAAATAGATGTTTCAAAATCTGGCAATCAAGCCATATGCGCTTTCTCGCTCTATAGAGACGCAATACGTATTGCGGATTTTGATCTTGAAACTTTTGCAAACTCAAACACGGGAGTAATTAGAGTCGGAGTTCCAGTGGGATCAATTAATCATATGGACGTAACACCTGCCGGAACTTATACATATTCGATAAAATGCAGATCGGCAATAACTTGTGACATTTCTGTTTTTGGTGCAATTTTAAACGCAATAGAGGTTTAAAATGACCTCCTACAGCATCCCATCAGACAGAGTTAAAATAGACAGGGACGGCGACATTCAATATGTCGGAGTGGCCCCAAGCGGGGCCCTTGACAGTGAACCGTCCTGGAGAATAATGAGAATAACTTCCAGTGGGAATGATGTCGTCTCTATCGAATGGGCCGACGGTGATAAGAATTCTGACAATATATGGGACGATAGGGCAACAAAGACTTATTCATGATTCATAATGCCCTTGGAGAGTTATTTTTTTCAAAAGAACTAGGGGCGATTCCTTTTGAATTCTTCAGAGTCTCAGACGACATTCTTTTCAGCAAGGACCTTGGGATAGTAATAAAGATCACAAATGACCTATATTACTCCGCTTCACTTGGCCCCCAAACCCAATACGATTCTGTAAAAATAAGAGAGATCCTCGACAAGATAATCGAGAAATATGAAGTGGAGAGCGTTCGCGCGATTGACTCTTTTTCTGCCTCGATTGACTCAATGAAAGACGAGTCATTGACAATATCAGAAGCCCGCATATTTTCGATTGACTCAAGAAAACTTGAAGACGTTTCCGTTTCTGAAGAAGTCCAAAAGACAGCAGAAAAAAATAACCAAGAGTCAATAAAAATAGGCGAATTGCTGGAAGCCCTAGTTGATTTCAGAAGTCAAGAAACCGTTATTATAAATGAAAATTTAAGCGTAGGGGTATTTTATTTTTACCAGGAACAGGCTACAATCAATGAAAATGTTACAATTCTTGTTTTTTCACTTGAAAGCAACATTGTCAACGGCTCAACCATAAACGG